GTCCTGCATCGGGATGGTCTTGCCATCACCCTTGCCTGTGGCCGCTTGGAAATCCTCGGCATAGGGGCCGATATGCCGGCCCTCGTCGGCGATGCCGTCCTTGTAGGACCATTCCTCGACCGGCATGCTATTGGCAACTTCGAGCACGCCGCGCGCCGGGCGCTTGTCTTCCTTGTAATCTTTCGAACTCATGGCGAGCGACATCCCAAGCCCGGCCACCGAGCCCAAGCCGCCCATCATGGAACTGCTCTGCTGCTGGTCCGCTTTCCACGTTTGAAGCTGCTGATTGTATTGCGTGTTCAGCATTTGCCCCTGCTGGCCATAACCCTGCATGGCGCCGCTGAACCCCTGCGAGGTGGCGTTGTTGGATAGCCCCAGCGAGGTGGCCGGGTTCACGGCCATGCCGGATCCCATGTTGATCGCGTTGGCGACCTCGGCGTCGTTCTTGTCCTCGGCCCGGTTGCGCTGTTGCAGGCGCGTGGTGTTGCGCGCGCCGGTCGTGCCAAGGGCCTCAGTCAATTCAGACCGCCGCGTGGCCTCTGTCGATCGGCCAGCCGCCGGGTTGACCCCGGACGCGGCCAGCCGGCGCTCTTCCTGCCCTTGGGCAAGGCTGAACTGCCGGCGCGCGTCCGCGCCCGCGCGCTCGACCGCGGCGTCGACTTCGGAATAATCCGGCCCGGCCATCGCGTCGGTGATGTACTGGTCCTGCATCGGCTCAAACACGGTCTTGTAGCGTTCGCGGTCGTCAGCCGCCCACCGGTTCGAAACCGCGGCCTGCTCCTTCATGAAGCCGAGATAGTCCTCGCCGATCTGCGCCGATTTCATCGCGGCCTTGCCAATGTTCGGATCTGGGTCAGGTGCGCTTCCACCACCGCCGCCATACATGCCCATTATTCGACCTCCCACTGTTCAAAGGTTTCGGACGAAGCCTGATGGCTCAATTCCTGAATTTGCTGCGCGACGTCCTTGGCGTGATCGTATCCGCCGCAGATGAAGGCGACGGTATAGGCGACCTGTTCGATGGCCTCGCGCCCCACGAAGCCGAACATACGCGTCTTGCGATTACTGCTGTGGCGCCAATGCTCGCTTTTTTCCCACATCAGCACCGCATTGGTCAGGACCGCCCCGAGCGCGCCGGCATGGCGCTGGAAAAACGGGTTGGTCGCATGCTCGAGCCATGCCCGAACAAGCAGGTTCGCCATGTCGGTAACTGGATCCATCGCGTCACCATCGGCGATGTCGTCGGCCAGCCGCACCATCTGCATGACGTTCACGAGGAACCGCGCCGCGTCTTCTTGCCCATGCGCCCATCCGAGCGCCAGATCGTTCAACTGATGAGATGGAAGCGGCATGATATGACGGGCCTTTCGTCTGATCTAAGACTGTCGGGCCGCACATCTTGCGCGGGGATGCCGCACGAATACCACATCTGCGCGCAGAATAGAAGATGAAGCGTTACAGGTCGCGTCTCGTGGAATTGACCATCTTGCAGGTATGGCAGCGGCCACACTCGCGAAAGCCGTAGCGGCCAGTGATTGACGACCTGGGATTGCGGCACGTCCAGCACATATCGACCAGGTCGGGCGCGAGGTATTGCATGGTTTGCAATTTCGTCGGCCAAGGAATCGTTTTCAGCTGCGGCGGTTTCTCGGGCCAGCATCCGGCCTGCATGGCTGACCTCAAGCAATGGGCCCGGTTCTTCATCTTCTGGTACGGGCTGTCGAGATCTTCAAGGCACTCGCCAAAGTACCATTCTGTCGGCATGACGCCCATTGTGTTCTTGAAATTGACCGCGGCGATTCCGGCTTCGAAAGAGACGGTCATCACGTCGAACCCGAAAAAACCTGTCATGCCGGTTCGGTCGATGTTGGATTCGCTGTAGAAAAACGTGCGATAATTGGCTTTGCAATAGTCGATGATGGCTTGGCAGGCTTTGGTTTCGGCCTCGCCCCTGCGATCCGGGTTTGCCAAGTGAATGTGATGCACGCAGATGACGCCGTCAGTTTCCGTCAGGAACTTCTTGAGGACGTATGTGCTATCCAGACCCCCGGAAAACATGAGAAGACGGCACGCGAGCTGCATCAGGATGAAACCGGCCAGTAGCTGTCATCGGTGTAATCTTGCGGTATCGGGTTGGCGTCCTTGAGATCCCACATTGCGCTGTAAAGCGCCTGCGCTGCCATGCGCGCACCCGAGACCAGTTCCAGCATCTGCGTCGGCGTCAGCATGTGCGTGACATTGTCCCGGTCGCGAAAGGGCAGGACAGCGGCCGTTATGCCGGCTTCCTGCAATTCCTTCGCGCTGTCCCGCAGGTTGGGGAATATGGCCATGTCCCGATCGCGGCCCTGCACCGGAATGTCGCCAATACCCGTTACGGCAATTCCCGTACCCATGCGCAAGCGTCGCTCAATCTCTGCATCCACATGGTCGGGCATCACCGGCACTACGCGGTCGAAAAGCGCCCCACCGGACACTTCAAACGCTTCCAGAGGGGTGATCGGCGTGTCGTCGGGTACGTTGATGTAATCACCCGGCGGCGGCGCGTCCGGGTCGCCGTCGACTGTGAACAGAACATTCCCGTTGTCCGAGGCATAGTAAATCAGCATGGTCAGGGCCCCATTTTGAAGAACAAAAACCTGATTGTTTTGGAAATTCCAGCCGGGATAATGACGTCAGGCGTCTTTGCGGAAACCAAAGAGATATAATCGCTGGTTGTGGCTATCACTTCGCCGCCAGACTCATCAAGTTCAATTTTCCCCATGTTCAAAGAGGTTCCATCCAATGTGTGAAACACCCAGAAGCCAGCGCCATAATCCGGAAACGGACCGTGGCTGCTGGCGGAGCCTTTCTGTGTTGCCAAAAGCGGGATGACATCAGCGGGGATGTCCTCGCTGTTGCTCTCTGCAACTTGGACCCGACCAGGCGAGCCACCCCCTCCCGATGCGGATCCGCTGGCACCAAGCCCGGCAGCGCCAATATCCGTAATTTCCAACGTGGGCGCAGACATGCCTGAAATATCGTAGCCAACAATGGAAACGAGTGGGCTTGATTGACCGCCCAAGCCGCCGCCGTCTTGCGGTTGACTTGCGCCGCCGCCCCCGCCGCCTGCGCCGTATCCCGTTGCATTACCGCCGGACGTTTCATCGACTGGACGCGTTGCGAGCCTAGTATCACCCTCGCTGCCGCCGATATTTTGCTCATACGTCTCGTAGGACAAATTGGCACCGGCCGCGCCGCCGGTGCCCCACGGGCTCGACTCTCCGCGCGTTGCGGGGGCAAGATTCCGCACGGATTCAACCTCCGGCTGCCCGCCCACTGCGGTCCAGGTTTCAATCACCGTCGCGCCATCTTTCAGCACGACAACAGTGTCACCGCCGGCTGTGCCCTGCCCGTCGAGGTCGCCGGCGTTGCCGCCCGCGCCACCGCCGACCAGAAAGATATCGACCCGGCTGTAACCGGTCAGGTCTACAGTTTGCGGATCGGTGTAGAGCAGGGGATTGAGCGGCACGGACAGGGTGCGGTAATGGTTGGCGTTGAACAGCCGCACTCCGTTGCGCCGGGTCGCTTCTATGGATTGGCGAAGCCCTGTGATATCATCGGTCTTGGAAAACGCCAAACCGAACCCGATGGAGCCATCCAATTCGTTTGTGCGGCCCATGTAGATGCCGTCATTGGCGGTGTCGTAGGCGCTAACTTTATCAATCGAAAACCCGGCTGTGTCGCCGTCGAGGAATAAGAGATTATCGACCTTTATCTGGTTGGCGCGAATGAAACCGCCGGTGATCCAATCGGCGTTTAAGCGGCCTTCAATGTTCACCTGCGTCACGTCGATGCGCAGCGCAGAATTCGGCCCGTTTATCGGGTCATCAGCGGCGACAAGTTCCAGCACGCCCTCGGCGGCCCCGGCCACCGCGCGCAGCGTGTATGTCGCTCCGGCGAAACTCTCGATAGTTGCAACTGCGTTGGCGGTCTGCGTCACCGAGGCGTCGGTTGTGGCGAGGTTGGCGGAAACCGTCGAGATATCGGATGCGAGCGCGCTGTCCGCGTTTGACCGGGCGATCTGCTCGCCGGCGATCTCCGCCTCTGCGCTTCCGACGCGCGTCGTCAGTGTGTTCAGGCTGGTGGTGAGCGCGCTGTCAGCGTTCGCACGCGTCGCCTGCTCGCTTGTCAGGTTTGCGGAGACCGTATCAATGTTCGATTGCAAGGTCGCCTGAGCGGCGCTGATTGCCTGCGTCGTGTCGGCCGAGGTAAAGTAATCTTCCGTCAGCGTCGCGTTCAGCGTGCCGATCTGGCTCTCAAGGCTGGACTGGAGCGCGGTGGTCGCGGTGGAGATCGCCTGATCGGTTTCCGCGATCGTCAGATAGTTTTGCTCCAGAGTTGCAGCGACCTCCCGGCTATCGGTCACCTCCAGCAGGGCTAGTTCATCCAGTTCGACAATAGAATCAGGCCCCTGCCGATTGCCAAGAAATATTATGGGATAGGCTTTGAACGCGCCCGCTGGAAACGGATTGTCTGTCCCGATGCCGCTCATTATTGAAACCGACACCCACGCGCCATTGTTCTGGACGGGGGTGTTGTTAACTCCGAGCCCGAAGCCGGCGGGAAAGTAGTCGGAAATGTAGTCGCCGTTCACGTCCTCAAAGCGGATGAAAAAGAAGATCTCGCTTGGGACAGTTCCCACCACGCGAAAACGGGCCTTAACGCGATATGCGCGGGCTGTGTCGATGACGGTTTTCCGGCTGTCGACCGGCGCCAGGAAGTTGGTGCTGTTGAGGACGCCCACCTGGCGGAACGCCTGCCCGCCAATGAACTCCGGGCCGGTCACAATGCTGTAGCTGCCCTGGTCCATTGCCTTGCCCCGCCAGCCAGTAATCCCCTGCGAGAAATCGAAGTTGGGAAGCGTCTCGGCGACCTCGGAGATATCGGTCTGCAGCGAGGCTTCAAGGCTGGTCGTTGCGGCGCTGATTGCGGTGTTTGTCTCGGTCTTCGTGAAAAAGTCCGCGTCTAGCCGGGCGCTCAAGGTCTGAACTGTCTCGGACCCATCACCGGCTGCGATAATGTTGTTGATCTCCGTCAGCAGAGAACTTTCGAGCGTTGTGACCGCGCTGCTGATTGCGCTGTCGGACTGAACGATCGTGTAATAGTTGTTCGTCAGGTCGGCGCTGACGCCATTGATCTGGGATTGAAGCCCGGTTTCTGCGGTGTCGATCTGCGCAGTCGCGTCGTTACGCGCGGCGGTGATCGCCGCTTCCAGATCGGGCAGCGTCCCGGTGTAAGCGCCGGTCAGCGTGTCGATCTCGCCCTGTGCGACGTTGACCGCATCCAGCGCGTCGTTACGCGCATCGGTGATGGCCTGATCCAGATCCGGCAGGGTGGCGCGCGCGTCGGCGGTCAGGTTGCCGATGAAAGTGGTCGTGCTGTCAATCGTCTGGTTGATCTGCTGCACGCTCGGGCTGGTGTTGGCGATATAGTCTTCGAGCGCGGACTCGTCTATTGCGCCAGCCGATCCGCCGCCGGTACTGACGCCGCCATCGGTGAAACTCTGCGCGACGCGCCGGGTAATCTGGTCGATCTCGTCCCAAAGCACCGCGCGCTGCCCGGTGTTACCGCGGCGGCCCGCGAGTGTTTCAAGGTCTCGTGTGTTGCGTCCCTTGAACATGCGTCAGCCCCATATCTCTGTGACTTCGCCCGCCAGGGTGATCCGGCTAATCTCGACCTTGCCCTTGACCCTCACCGACCAGCGGCGCCCGAGCCCGTCCTTGAGCCGGCAGGGCTCGTTCATCTTGGTGATCGTGGTGTGTTCCTGCCCGTCGCGGTAGACGATCGCCTCAAACGCGGACGGGTCATCCAGAGCATCGCCCTCGACAAGAAGCACGCCGAAACTCGTGAGCGTCGGCAGGTGAAACTGCGAGGATTGCCAGTCTGCCGCCAGATACCCGGCTTGGCTGCTGGCAAATTCGCGGATGATCGCGGACCCGTCGATGTAGTGCAGGTTGCCGGTATAGACGTCGAAACGCAGTTTGTCGGCGGCGTTGGACGTGCGGATGTAGCTGGGCTGCTCGGCGCTGAGGGCGATCATTGCGGTCTGCCGCCCGCCGCCGTCGTCCGGGTCGAAGCTGAACACATAGGCCCCGTCGCGCTGCCCGGCGCTGAATGTCTCGGGCTTGAACGCGCGCCACTGGTCGCGCTCGAACAGCCCGCGCGTGATGTTCTGTGCCCCGCCAGATTGCGACAGGGTGATCAGCCCGTCCGTGCTCGGGTAGGCCGCGGCATATCCAAGATCCACGATACCGTTCTTGGACAGACACGGCGCGTTCTGCTCGATCTTCTCCATGATCAGGTTCTCGGGCGACGTGCCTTGCACGACATAGGGCTCCCCGGTGGTGAGCACGGCCAGCATGGACCCGAAGGCGGCCAGCCCGACGATCGGGTTGTCGCTGATCAACTCGTAGCGCAGCGGCCATGCATGCGGTCTGTACGGCTCGCAGAAATAGAGCGATTTGCCGTCGAAGGCGGCCATCATCCCCGATTGCATCTCGGTGATGCCCTGCAGCCCGTCCACCGGCGGGTCGTAATTTGCGGTGACCAGTAATTCTTGCAGCGGATCGGTGTCGAGATCATTCACATAAAGGTTGGTTGACGCTTCCAATTCCTTGACGAAAAAAAACTCGATCGCGCCAAGGGCGGTCGTCTGGCTGCGGTAGATGCGGACACGGTTGATGCGGCTGCCGCTCGGGGGCTGATCGACCAGACTAATCTGCACCGTGCTGCCGTCCGGCACAGACAAGGGCGAGCTCGGCGGGCTCGGGAAGCTCTCTTCGTCAAGGCTGGAGACCCATGTGTAGACGAAAAGCACCTCGGATGTTTGAGTTGCGCCGGAATTGGTGTCGATGGAAATGATCGGCGGTGCCGGCGGCGTTGGCAGGGCAAGCGGGTACTCCGCGCCGCCGTCGCTCATCACCTTCACAATCGGCGGCGCGTTCTTGCGGGTGATGTAAAGCCGGTCATCGGTAACAGGGCCGGGCGCTACGTCGACATGGTCTGAGAAGGTCAGCCATGTCGTCCCGTTGTGCAGGTAGAAGTCAACCGGCGCGGTTCCGGCGCTGTGCAACGCCTTGTCGTCGTGCAACGCCTTGATGGTGCCGCGCTCGTGGTTGGTGTCCAGAGCCACCTGTGCGGCTCCCTCGGGCAACAGAGTCTTGTAGAGCCTGGGGTATTCGCCCTGGAATGTGTTGAGGCGCATGCGCACGGTTCACCCCCTCAGAAGAACGACGCGCGCGAACGCGGCCGGGCGCGGTGTTGCCCGCGCACGCGAGCACCGTTGGCGTTGTCGACGCCCTGATCGAAGCGACGGCCATGCAGCATGGCAAGATCCGGATTGGTGAAGGGCTGCTGCGGCATGACGAGTAGGCGCGCGATGGCGCCGGCGGCGATGGTCTCGGAATAGCGCGAGTGCAGAAACGCGGGCACGCTGTCATAAGCGTTCTGCAGAAACCCGTCTGCGCCGATCTGCATGTCCTCGCCGTGACGCGGCTTGAGGATCAGCGACACCTTCAACGTCCCGGCCTCGAATGGCACGATCGACACCTGATTGAAGGTTTCCTGCGTGATCATGCATGGCGTGGTGCCGGCGCTGGTATCCATGTCCTCAAACGGCACGTCGTCAAACTGGACAGGCGTCAGGCGCATGTCGTTGAACTCGGCGCGCTCGATCTCATGAATCTCGGCCTCATCCGGCGCGACGACGGCTTGACCCTGTTGGGTCAGGTCGATCTCGGCGCGGTGGCGCCAGCATCGGGTGCGCTCGCAAAACTCGATTGCCGATTGGCGAAGCGCCTGCAACATCTGCTGGGACGCGGCACCGGGCGCGTGCGGGTTCACCAGATGCAGGAAGGTGGTCAGGTTGGTCATGGGGGTGGCCATGGCGGGCGCCTCCTGTCTGGTGTCAGGTCGTGTCGGGGGTCGCCACGGCCTCAATTTGGCGCCGCGCGCCGAGTTTGGTCATGAAGGACTGGTAGTAGGCCATCGCGCGCTGGCTGGACCCGGCAAGCTGCATGTCCTTGGCGAAGGCTTGGTAGAGGATGAAGTCGACCAGCACGCTCTTGTAGACCGGGTTCAGGTCGATCTCATCGGTGTAGCCGGCAAGGTCGGTCGGATCGCCCGGGATGGTTATCAATGTCGGCGTGACCGCGACCATGGCCTCCATGCGCCCCGTCCCGTCATTGCCCGGGAACACGTAGAAATCGGTCGGGTTCATTGGATCGGTGATGACGTGCTGCACAAGCGACGTGCGCGGGTAGGTGCCGGCGGCGTGCCACCCGGGGATCTGGTTGTCCAAGGCGTCGCGCTCGATTGGCGTGATGGCCGGGCCGGCGACGCGCGGCGACCCTGACGCGCTGGTGATGTTGCACACGGCGCGCAGAAACTGCGCCTGATCGGCTTCGAGCTTCTGCAAGGTGTCGGGCTGCAGGTCGAGGATGACCGTCTCCGCGCAAGAGGACGGCTTGACCAGGCAGATCTCCAAGAGCGCGTCGTTGAGCGCGGTGGCCAGTTCGAGAAGCGGCCACCGCACGGCGTCGGAGTCTTGCAGAAAGGTCTGCGCGCGTTCGATCACGTCATTTGCGATCAAGGCCGGCATGTCGCCGCCCCTCAGTTGGCCCGCGCGGCGCGGGCCTCACGGATCTCGCGGATGATGCGGTCGCTCTTCATCTTGTGGTGCGGCTTCTGCATGAACTCGTCGCGGTATGCCTGTGCAAGCGAGCCCTCGTCGTAATCGTCGAGCCCGTCATCCTCGGGCGCTGTGTCCTGAACGTCGTCGCTTTCATCGTCCACGGATTCGATCCCATCGCCTTCGGGCGCGGTGTCGTCGGGCTGCGGTTCATCAACCGGCGTCAACAGAAACGTGGTTTCGGTATCAGCCGCGACGGCGCGCATGGGGATTGAGCCATCAGCCGCGGCAAACCCCTCGGGGATGGACAGAAGGCGCTTCGCGTGCGCGTCGTTCTCGACGTCGCAGATATGCGGGCCGCCGGCCTCGCGCTCTTCGAAGAGGTATTCGGCGCCGTCAAGGCTGACGCGGGTACCGCCGACGCGCTCGATTTTCGAGATGATCAGCATCTTGCTGGACTCCTGGAATGGGGAAAGGCCGCCCCGCGAGGGACGGCCAGATCGCGTCCGAGATCAGTGGACGTAATGAAGGACGACGGTCAGTTTCTTGCCGGAACCGACGGTCACATTGCCGCTCAGGGTCACGCCCAGCCCGCGGTGGTCGTTGGTGCGCCCGACGGCGAGGCAGTCCAGTACGGTGGCAGGGGCCTCGTTGTCGTTGACGGACACGCCATCGAAGATCAGATCGGTGGTCAGCGCGCGGCCGGAATCGGTGGACCCCGCTTCGCCGTCGAGCACGCCAATATCTGCGGTGATGGCCCCGAGACCTTCGCCGATCAGCGTGGCGCCGACGATCTGGGCCCCGCCCGGCACGAAGCCGATTTCGAGCACGTCATCCGCGCTGGTGAAGTCGACAGGGAAGTCGTAGGTCAGAATGGCGGCGCAGACGAGGCCCGAGGAATAGCCCACGGGTTGATTGGCGCGACCATATGCGAAGTCGTTCTGTTTCAGCATGGGTCTATCCTTTGTTTCAGGCTGACGTCAGGGGCGGCACGGGCGCCCGGAGGCGCCCGCGTCGGTCTTTAGTTCTCGGG